CTAGCACCGCGCGGAAACCCAATACCCGCGCGGCTTGACGAGTGCTAGCAGCAAATTAAAACCCTTGGAAATTTTTTCCAAAGTCCCCTTCTTTTTGGCCTGCTCGTAGGCCAATGCCTCGAACACTTCGCCGGACGGAACACCCGCTTCCCGGGCGATGATCAGCGCGTCGTCATATTCCGGTAGGCACTGCCCTTTGTAGAAGCGATCTAGCTTCTGCTGGTACATGCCCATCTCCATCGCTGCTTTCCGGACACTCCGCCCGTGAAGCGCCTTTTCGATCACTTCCCTAAAAGACATAGCCTTACCCCCTTTCCGGTGACACATCACATGTGTTACGTTCCTGCCTGACACAGGGTGTGTGTAACGCTACACGCTGTATGTGTGAGCCGAAATATAACGGGTAAACCGGGCAGGGGGTTAACAAATGGCGCTGTACCGTCGTCGCAACAGGTCACATCACAGCAGGGTCAGCCGGGACAATCTGCGGCTCTGCCTCCAGCTCCGAGCTGATGGCGTGGACTTTGACCAGGTGATTCGCCGCACGCTGCAAGACCTTGGTGGCTTGATGGGGGCCTGGTGATGTGGTTCATCGTGCTTTCCCTGCTTATCACGCTGCTCACTGCGAGCCTGGACAACGGTATGTCTTATGCCGTGCTCTGGTCTGTCGGCGTTGAGCCCCGCCTGTTCTTCGGTTTTTGCTACTCCGTTGGCATCTTGCTGCCTCCGATCGGGGTGCTTTCGGTTGCTTTGAAGGGGGTGCGGTGACCGCTCGCCCTTTCCCCCGTCCTTCGCCGGCAGTAGGCAAGACCCTGCCGTTTTGGCTCGTTCAGGTTCGCGCCGAGCAAGAGCGTGCGCGCCAGGTCAAAGCTGCGGCAGTTGCCTACGACCGTGCTAGCGGTGGCCGCGTCAAGGCTGTTCCACCTGTGGCCCCTGTGCTGTCCCTGGACGCGCTCAATGCGGCCCTTCTGGACGCTGCAGCGTCCGATTTTTTGGCCTCGCGCAGCGAGGCTGCTTTTTGTCAGGCGGGCGTGGTAGCACCGCCTGACAGTCTCACGGGTGAGACTCCGCCCGATTTCGGGGAAGGGTTCTGAGCATGGCTTACGACACCGTAAAGCTCCGCTCTCCGTATCTGGGAAATACCGTGGTCGAGCGCATCAAGCGCCAGTGTCTTTTGCGTTCCGGGATGGACTGCGCGAGTGGGGAAATTCTCTATGAGTTGTTCACGGGCGAGTTGCTCGGCTCGTGGGACGCGCGCATCTCGGTGGTGCCGAAGAATGAGGAATGGGTGATCGACAAAAACGGGCGGCCGATGTTGACGCCTTGTGAGCCCTACATCCTGATCGAGGCTTCGGTGCACAAGATCAAGTATGGCCACAACGTCTATGGCGGGCCGACCGATTTTCGCCAGGCATGCCGCGATTTCGTGCATCTGGTGGAGGAACTGCTGGAGACAGATTTGCCGCCGGCGGACTGGTGGACGGTTCATCGCGTGGACGTGGCTTCGGTGTATCGGCTGTCGAAGGCGGCCTGCAAGGAATTCTTCGATGGGCTGCAGCTCATCAGCTTTCCGCGACGTAAGAAGGGCGCGGCTAAGTATGCGATGGCGGTGTATTTCGCGGGCAAGACCACGACGGTCAAGTTTTATCACAAGGGCACTGAATTTCAGGTGCATGACAGAGGCCGCTTGCGCGGCTTCTTTTTGGAAGTGTTCAAGCATTTGTATGGACGTGACGACCCGGACAACAAGGGTCGAGCTGAGCGGAAGGTGGAGGCGTTGCAGCGGCTTGCGGATAGCCGTTTGCGTGCTGAAGTGGAAATTCATAGTGACAAGCTGCAATACGATTTTGGCAAGAGTCCGCGAGTTGATGAGGTATCGGATGCCTATTTGGAAGGCGTCTTTGACACCGAGATAGAAAAGCTGCTGCGCGAGGGGAAACAGGCCATGACTACGGTGAGAGAGAGCAGGGCGGTCCTGCATCGGTTGAAGGGTGTTTATGGCGACACGCTCGGTATGCGTCTGTACGGTTTCTGGACCTCGCTGACGACTCTCGGTGATGACGTCACGCGGGAGCACTCCGCTAAGGCCACGTTTTACCGCTGCCGGAAGCAGCTCGAGGATGCTGGGGTGTCCTGGCGTGGCACCGATGTGCAGGTGGTCGCCAATGCGGTCCTTGCTCACGATTTCAGTCCGGTTAGGTCGGACCCTCGCATGTGCCATCTCCCGGCGCGCAATCGCGAGGAATATCAGGTGAGCCGGGAAACATTGCGCCTAGCCGCATAAGGAGTCGTCATGTCCAACGCAGAAACCGCTGTTCGCCCCTCCAACGCTTCCCCGGCCAAGTTGATGCAAGTGCTGGTCAGGGGGCGTATCGAGGCCACTCGTACGCACGATGGTGTGCGCTACACCCGCATCATGACGCCGGCACCGGACGCCTATAGCCGTCCGCAGATCGTTGAGGTGCGCGGCAAGAAACGTGTGGGGGATCGTGGTGATGAGATCACGGTGCTGTGCTCGCTCGGTGGCTACCAGCGTAAGCCGTACCAGGTGAAGAACAAGGAGACTGGCGAGCTGGAGACCGTTACGCCGGTCGATATGACGCTCGATGTGATTGACGACTAAGGCGCATGTGATGACGGGCTTTCAGCGACTCGGCTATTTCATGTTTGGTGTGCTGCTGGCCGCGTTGCTCGTGGTCGGTACGGCCTGGGATTGGTTGCAGCAGTCGGCGGCCGTTTCGGTTCGCGCCGACCAGGTGTGCCGCGGGGACTGTGCGCCCGATCGCGCAAGCACCTCGCGTTTTCGCTGCTTGGGTTGTTTCTAGGCGTCGCGGGGTAGGCCGCTGGCGCTTGGGGGGGCTGGTGCTGGCGCAGCCAGCGCCGGGCACCCTTGGCGCCAGGGCGCTGGTGTTGTGCCTGGTGCTTTGTTCCTTTCGATAGGGGGACCTATGGACGGTTTGGTAGTGCAGCTCACGCAGCAGCAAGTGGTCGAGGTCGTACAGCAGATGTTGGCCGTTGGGCTGGCGATTGCGTTTCTCTCGGCTCTGTTGGCTTTGATGGTGTGGGATGGCCTGGCTAGTTTGGTTGGTTGGTGTGTTAGTGCCTGTATTGACCGTCGTAGGCGTGCTGCGGTCGATCGCCAGACGGTGCGGGATCGGAGCTCGTGATGTACGGCTTGTCGAATGCGCAACTGGTGTTCTACCTGGCGCTCTGTTTGATGTTTGCCCTTGGGTACATCGGTGGGCGCCTTAGGTGATCTGTTGGGTCAGGTGTGGCCCTATCTTGCGGCGATGGTAGCTATCCGCTTCTTTGGTGGGATTGCTGTGGATTTCATCCATTACTTGAAGGAAAAGCTATGACGACGGTTATTGGATTTGCGCTTTGTGCCTGGGCTATGGGCTGGGCTGCGGGCACGAAGCATCGGATCTTCATTCGCGCCATTGAGGCGTCGATGGGGTAGGGGTGGCGGCCTTCGCTATTTTTCAATCTCTCTTTTCGAGGACGGAGTCATGAACGCAATCAAGCGTGGTTATCTGGCGGCAAAGCAGAAGTCGGTGCGTGCCGCTCATGTCGTGGCGGGCGTTGCCCTGGCTGCGCCGGTCGCGGTCTTCGCGCAGACGTCGACCGATCCCGGTGTCGAGGCCATCACCAGCCTGGGCGATTCGGCCAAGGCGTACATCACGGCAGGCTTCGGCTTGCTGACGATCGTCGTGGCTGGCTTCTGGGGCATGTCGATGTACAAGAAGGTCGCGGGTAAGGGCAAGTAATGCGGTCCCTCACTGTCTGCTTGCTGCTGGCGGTGGGGGGTCTTCTCACCGCCTGTGGTACTCCCCTCGATCCTCAGTATGAGCGACTCTATGGCTGCAACTACAACTCTCCGCCTTGGCATTGCACACCAGAGGCGGTATTTCGTTGATGTGCTTTTGGGGCCAGTCGTTATTACGCTGGCCCTTATTTTTTCGATGTTATTTCCGGTGCGAGTGGTGGCTCAGACATTGGGTGCGGCTGGTGTTGATTATGCATATCAGCGCACGATGGCAAGCATCGTCTCCGGGTCGGCGGCGGGGGTCCAAATTTCTCGCGGCGCGACGATGAATATCCTCAACGGTGGGCGGATCGTTGGCAATATCGCGCTCAATGAGAAGCGGCTTATCGATATTGCCGCAATGGCAAAGATGGCAAGAGCCTCAACTATTCCAGGAATTATTGCTATTGGTGCCACGGAATTGCTGAACTATGGGTTGAAGAAATGTGCGGATGGTACGTGGTGCAAAGAGAATTTGTCTGTTGATGGCGGCACGCATGTTGTGACGTGTTCGTTGCGGGATGGTTCGACTGTTTCGGGAGGCACGTTTGATTCTTGTATGGCTGTCTGGCAGTCCGATATGGCGGGCTATCTCTATGACTACTCTCGCTACTACATTGAGAATCAAACTTCAGATCAGATTTTTCTAAGGGGGTGCGCAATTCGTCGGTCTACAGGGGTTGAATCTTGCGATTGGCGTGCACGTCTTGGTGGTCAGGTGGTTTCTAAGCCGATTCCTGCGACTGAGCCGGAAGTTGAGGCTGCTTGGCGGGGTGTATTTCAGGCCAAGCCTGAGTTGATGGTCAATTCGTATGGCTTTGAGGATCAGACCTTGAAAAACCAGCAATGGGCTGATGCGATGGCCCAGCTCGCGGAGGTGATCGCGCCCACTTCGGTGGCTGTCGCTGAGCCTGAGGTCGTTACCAATGCGCCACCTGTGACGACGAAGGTGCAACGCACTTGCACTTATGAGGCTACGCCTAATGCGTCGCCTGCCACCATGAAAGATCAACCGTTGTCGGTGGGCACGGTTTGTGTGACAACGACGACGAATCCGGATGGGACAACGACGACGAAGACGGAAACGACCGCACCGGAGCCTAAGGGCGGGCCGGTGGCACCGACAAAGGTCGATATCGATACGTGTGGTTTGCCTGGCAAGCCGGCTTGCAAGATCGATGAATCTGGAACGAAGACTGCGGCGGATGTACAGGACGCTGAGAATGCGGCTAATTCGAAAATAGAGCAGACCAAGGTGGCGAATGCTTCTGTATTAACCGATCAGATGAATGATATTGAAGCGAAGCATCAGCAAGCAACGGCGCATTGGGTTCAGTTGTTTAACATACTACCTACGTTTGGCAGTGAGACGTGTGTGCCGGTGCAGATCGTGGATGGCACTGCGCATCAGGATGTTATGCTTGATATTTGTCCGTATTATCTGATGGCGAAAGATGTATTTTCTATTTTTGTTGCACTCGGTTTTCTGTTGAGCACGGGTTTCATGGTTCGTGATGCTGCGGCAACCTAGGGGGTATTTATGCCGGTGCTTTCTGGATTGCTTCTAATGCTATTTAACTTTCTGGTTAATGTGCTGTTGAAGTTTTTCGATATTCGTAAGGCTTGGATTATTGCCTTGGTGGTGATTACTTCGAGTTTGTTGCTGGCGTTGTACACCTCGGTGACGGCTTGTATTGATAGCTGTATTCCGAATTCTCAAGCATTGGGTGATTTGGCGAAGTATGTGCAGATGGGGTGGGGGCTGATATGGAATGGTGCGACCGCTAGTGCATTTTCTTGTTGGGTGGCTGGGTGGGTGGCTACGACGTTGTATATCTGGAAAAAGAAGATCTTGGATCAGTTAGTGAACATGCTATGAGTGACTATGCGCTGGTGGGGAAAAAGGGTACGGGCAAGTCGTCGGGTGCGGTCATTCTGATGCGTAGGGCGATGCTGGATGGTCGTCGTGTGGCGACGAATCTCAATTTGTATCTCGATAGGCTGACACCGAAGCACTGTCGATCTGTGGCGGTGCGTATTCCAGATAAGCCGACTGCGCGCGACTTGTTTAGTTTGGGCAGTGGTAATCCGGGTATTGTCGTCGGTGCCGATGGTCAGCCGCGGCTGACGGTTGATTTCAACGAAGACCGCAACGGGTTGCTGGTGCTCGATGAAATGGGCACCTGGTTGAATTCTCGTAGCTTCCAGGACAAGGAGCGGCAACCGGTGTTGGACTGGCTTGTGCATGCGCGTAAGTTCGGCTGGGATGTCTACTACATCATGCAGAACGTCAACCAGGTCGATAAGCAGCTGCGCGAGTCGTTGATCGAATATGTCATCCGTTTCCATCGGGTGGACAAGATCGCGTTCCCGGTCGTTACGCCACTGGTCAAGCTAGCCACGGCTGGGCAGAGTAAAGGCACGTTGCCGCGTTTTCACATCGGTGTGATGCGCCTGGGCGTCGATCCGTCTGGCCTGGTGTGCGACCGCATGTCCTTCACCGGTAAGGGCGTTCATCCGGGCTATGACACGACTCAGGTGTTTGAGGAGAACTACCCGCACGGGGCGTTTTCCTACCTGTCTCATTGGCACTTGGAGGGCTACAAGACGCCGGAACAGATCCCGCTGTTAGTCCGCCTGGTGCGCAACGTCGCCGGGCTGTTCCGGCCCAAGGTTAGCCACCTGCGTGTGAAGAATCGCCGGGCGGTGCAGCTTGTGTACCAGCGTGAGCGAGATCGCGAGAAACGTCAGCGGCTCATCGAGGCGCTTTATCGACTTGAGCAATGGCGGGAGCGTGGCGAAGCGCTTCGCGCGCTGGAGGCTCGGCGTAGAGAGCTGGTCCGGGGCTTAGTTTCCGTTACGGAGTAACGGAAACGGTTCGGGGCTGCGGGTGCGCAATTTTGTGCCGCGCTGCAGCTGAGATTTTGCCGATCTGGTTCGACCTGGTGCGTGGATCCGCAGCAGGATATTGCGTCTAGCGTCGGGAGTGTCTGCGGGCTGGGCCAGGGTGGGGAGCGCGACTGCGGTGGCCTGTGCTCGTGGACTGTCCGGCCCGGAGGGCACTCCGCAGACCGAGTAGCGAGTATGACTAGGTGCGCTAGCTCCAGCTCGAGGCTGTAGCCTTTCCACCCCCATCTTTGCAGGCCGCTTTTTCCCGCTGACCTGGTGCACCTGGTGCGTTGCTCTGAGGGCTCGTGGCGTTCTTGCGTTGCGATGGGTGTGTAGCGTTTGTGGACTACCTCCGGAGAGGGGGCGGGCTTAGGTGTTTTCGTTACGAAGTAACGGAAACTCCTGAGCCTGTCCGGCGTAGGGTGACGTGGACCTCATGTGTGAATTTCCGTTACGCACGAAAGTGTAACAGTAATTGAATTACCGTTACGAGTAACGTAAAATACAAACATAGACAGGGAGCCGAATATGCGTGACGTAACGGATAATGTGACTGGCGAGCTTGAGGTGATGGTGAAGCGTGGCCGGGGTCGTCCGCGCAAGGAAGGGGCGTTGACCAATGCGCAACGTCAGGCTGCTTACCGTGCTCGCAAGGCGAATATTCGTAACTCTCGAGACGTAACGTTATCTGTCTCGCAGGCATCGACGTTGGTCGACACATACGATGAGTGCCGCCTCGAGGTCGAGGATTTGCGTGCCGAGCTGGCCGAAGCGCACGAGACCATTGACGAGATGACGGCGCAGGCCGGGGTAATGCGCTATCAGGTCGAGTCGCTGCAGGGTGATCTGAAGCGGGAAGTCCAGCGTTCTACGCGCAAGGACTTTGAGCTGGGCAAGGTGCGCGAGGAGTATGCCCAGCTCGAAAAGGCTGCGATGGCTGTTAAGTCCGTTACGCCTGCTGGTAACGTAAATTCGCAGCAGTTTCATGCGTTGCTGTCGCTGCTGGATGAGGCGTGCAAGGTCCGTCGCAGTGAGTCGGTGGCGCGTATCGTTAAGGCACCGGCTTGGCCTGAGCTTGTGGCCGGTGAGCTGGCGTTGTCGAAGAGGCTGCGCGAAGATCTTGAGCGTGCTGTGATGGGGCAGACCTCGGCGGAAATTCTGGCTGGGTGGGAGAAGGACGAAACCGTTACGCGCAAGGCAGTAACGAAAAAGTGAGCGTAACGGAAACGGTAACGAAAAAGCGCCCGATTAGTCGGGCGTTTTCATTTGGTGCCGTAGCTTGCGGACCTTTGAACCCCCTCTCTCTGCAAGCCGGGCCGGAGGCCAATCTCCCACCGCGTTTGTGCTCTCGTGGCGTTGCTCTGAGGGCTCGTGGCGCTCTTGCGTTCAGGTCGGTGGTCCGTTGCGTCTGCGTCGCGCTGGCGCCTTGTAGAACCACGTCGGCGCGGCCGGCATAGCTGGGCCCAGCTCGAAGATCTGTTGCCATGCGAGGGTGCGCTCGAATTCGTAGATCTTGAGTGTGTCGATGGTCCAGGCCGGGATGGGGCGTCGGCCGGTCTGCCAGTCGCGGATGGTTCTGTCGCATCGACGCAATAGTCGGCTGAGTGTTTTTCTTGGTAGGCCGCTGGTGTGTCGTTCGAATTCAACGGCGCTGACCCAGTGCCTGGACGAGTTCTGCATGACGTCTCTGGCAATGAAAAAGCCAGCACGATATGGGCTGGCTTTTCTTTGATCCACCCCCGGCGCCGGGGGCTTGCTTGTGGTGCTGCGGTTTGCTGCCTGACCTACTTTATGACCGCATAATCATCATTATGTCAAATCCGTTCAGTGGGACTGCCAGCCAACACCGGCGCGGCTTTCCAGCAAAAATACCATCCGCGTCGATAATTCTGGCCCCGCCATCTTGCCGGGGTTTTTTTTCGACCACAAGAATACGAGCCATGTACCAACACGCCACTTTTCGGGAATTCGATCACTACGCCGCCGGCATCCCATCTGCCGCCCTGGCGCGCCGCCTGCGCTGCACCAGCGCCACCATCGCCGCGTGGCGCTCTGGCCGCCGGCCACCGCCCTGGTGGGCCGCCGAACTGCTGCGCCTGCAAGAGATGGAGGCGCTCGACCTGGCGCGCCAGATGGGCTACGCCAAAGCCTTGCCTCGGCTCGGCATCGTGCGCGGCGAAGTCATCGACTTCCCGTTACGGCGTCCGCCGCCGGCACCTGCCCAGCCGGCCAGCGTCACGCCGCTTCCTGAACCCGGCATGTTGCAGGCCTAGTCCTTTCCGATGGACGTTTCCTCATGGAAATTGTCTGGCAGGCCCGTGAAATCTTTCATTGAGGTCTTCTTGCCCTGATCCGCCGTCCCACCGTACATACTGGGTCTCTTGCGCAGCAATTCCATATATTTTTCGCGTTGCACAGCAGTCTCATCGGCGAAGGCACCTATGACTTGTGGCTTCTGCGCCGTCTCCGCTTCCGGTCCTAAAATTGCGCTCAGCGCCATATGCGCGCCGGTCCCGGCTGCTGCCACGGTGTCGCTGCTGGGGTCTTTCTTCATCATCTCGGCGGCACCGCGCGCTACCTGCTGCATCTGTTCCTGCGTGCCGGTGTACCGCAGCCCGCATCCACCCAGCGCCACCACCAACACCACCGCCCCCACTGTTCGCATACGCCCTCCCTGTTGTTTGCGCCAGTGTAACGAAAAAGCCCCGGCGTGCCGGGGCTTTTTGTACCTTATGCATCACCTATCTAGGTGTGACTAAATCAGCGCTTCTTGCGCTTGCGAAACTGGCCGTTGGCCTTGCGCGGCGGGGTCTTGCGTTTCCGAGTTGCCATGCTTCTCTCCGTTGTCACCATAAAATCCGGCCCTGCTGGTCTTTCAGCGTGACCGTGCCTTGTGTTGCGATCCACTCCTTGAGCGCCGGGAAGCGCGACAGGATGACGGCGGCGCAGATCACCCCGCCGATCACGATCAGCGTTTCCCGCCCGACCTCCGCCGGCGTTGGAATCCAGCCGCGCCCGCTCATTCTTGGATACCCATCTTCGCCTCGATCCGCGCAAGGCGCGTTTCCAGGCGGATCACGTAGCGGAAGGCGAACAGCGGCACGCCGAGCAGATTCACCACGCCGCATGCGAGCGTCACACCCTCCGCGACGCTCATTACTCGCCCTTCGGCTGCTCGGGCAGCAGCACGGCCAGCGCCGACAGCACGGCGGCGATGGCGGCGGACACCGCATTGACCTTTGAAGGGTTGGCGCCGACGATCACCGCCAGCCCCGACAGGCCGGCCATCGTGGACGGCTCGCGCAGACGTTGCAGAAATTTCAAGATGCACTCCTGATTCGCGGATAGAGAAAGGCCGCGCCGCCCGCGTTCTCGGACGTGACCCAAGGTGTAATTGGCCGGCTCGCGATGGTGCCAACCCAGGCGTCCATGCTGTAATCCGGCTGTCGATCACTGCCCACCAGCGATTCCAGAAAGGTGCTCGCTGGGCAGGCAAACGAAGCATCCAGCGTGCGCCCCTCCGCAATCGCCCGCTCGCATTCCGTCATGTCGGTGCGCGGCACGCCCAGGGCGTCACCGATCCCCAGCACCACGCCGCTGGCCGCATCCCCCACCGCCCCCACCAGCGCGCTGGCTGCACCCGCAGCCACACCCCCCACCCCGCCGTTTTTTTTTACGATGTAGGCCAGCGCTGCGACGGCGCCGGCGGCGATCAGCAGCTTGGCGGTGCTGTCTTTCATGTCATCCGCCCCAGCCGGCGAAAAGGCCGCTCATGTAGTTGCCCAGCCCGGGCGACTCGACAGGCGAGCCGAACCCGTAGGCGCCGTTGAGGTTGCCGAACTCCGCCGGCGTATAGCCGTCCGTGGCGTCGATTCCCAACTGCCCGAGATAGCCGTTCAGGTTGTTGTATTCGAGCGCCGCCGAGTTGCCGCTGCCGAAGATGCCGGACACCTGCCCGCCGTTGAGCACGGTATCCGGCGAGCCGGCACCGAACAGGCCCGAAATCGTGCCCAGCAGGCCAAGGCCGGCTTGCGTGTATGCGATGTTCCGCTGCGCGGTGTAGTCCGGGCGCAGTCCGGCGGCGGTCGTCATCGGCACGCCGGTCGCGCCTGCCGTGCGCGAGCGCAGCGCGAGGAACGCCATCGCGCCCACCGCTGCGATCAGCAGAATATCGGGGCCGCCGCCGCCGCCACGTTGCGATGCCTTAGCCATTCACCACACCTCCCGCCGCCTGATAGGCGGCCTGCAACTGGTTCAGCGCCACTTCGGGCTGTCCGTAGCCGGCGCCGGGCATGCTCGCCCAAATCTTGCGCACCTTGCGCACCGCCAGCGCGAAGCGCCCCGCGTCCACGTCGCCCAGGGCGCCCGCCTCGCTGATGAGTTCGAGCGCGGCGGCGTCCTGGCTGGCCGGCGAGAAGTCTGTCAGGCCCAAGCGAGCCGCGAGCGTGTCCCACGTGCGGCGCAGGAACTGGTAGGCGCCTGCCGCGCTGCTGCTGATGGGCTTGCCGTTTGACATGGCCGTCACGACCTGGCGCGGGTGGTCCGCGAACGAGTCGAACAGCCCGCCGCCGAACAGCGTGCGATAGCCATCGCGCCCGGCGGTGCCCTCGGCGGTGCGGATCATCAGCAGGAAGGCGGGGCGGTTGTTCGCAGCTTGGCCCATATCGGTTTCCTCTGTGCCGCCGAAGACATTGCCCTCGGTGGCGTCGTAAAAGTAGTTCTCAGCTTGGTCTATCAGGTCGGGCATCTGCGCGCCGATTTCCTCGCTGCGCTGCATGTCGCGCCACACCACGTAGCCCACGGTTGCCAGCATCAGCAGCGCGAAGGTGTTGCGGTCCATCAGGCCGCTTCCTCGAAAAACTCGAACGCCGCGCCCAGGTCTTCATTTGGCACGCTGCCGATTACCATCAAGCCGGCCCCTGGGCTGACCATGATCGGCTCTGCTGGCCGCATCAGTCGGTTGACCTTATCGAGCACGCCCATGAAGATTCCGCCCAGGAATGCTGCATTTGCTTGGTTGCGGATTTCTGCCGTTGATGCTTGTGCGTTGAGCTTCTTGCTTTGCGGGTTGCTGTAGAAATTCACCAGCGGCGTGCTACTCGGCTTCACACCGACACCGTTCGCGACGGTGCCGGTTGAGAAAAACGATAACTGCTCGACAAAGAGATTTTTTCCGCTGCCGGCAGGGTTCCACAACTGGATATGCGAGAACTGTCCCACCGTCGCCACGCCGTATCCGTACCCCATCATCGCAACGCCGCCCATCGTGCGAGCCTTGCCGCCGTCGATCACATCCACGGTTCCGGCAATGCGTTGGTCGAAGAAGTCTCCCGATCCGATCAGGAGATAGCCGGACAGCGGCAGGTTGCTGCGGTTGAACACCACCCAGCGCGTCACTTGCTCACTGAACTTGAAGCCCTGCCCCGGCTTGAGGCTGATGTTGCCCTGCGCGTAGTTCGGTCGAATCTCGATCTGCGCAAAGGGATCGGTCGCCGACAGGAACTGCACGCGGTCGCCGGCCACGTCGATGTTTTGCGCGCCGCCCGCCGGAATGTTCAGGTCGTACTGCTGTACGGATTCGATGATGCCCACGATCAGCCCTTCCCCATGCTCTTGACGGCGACGATGCCGGCGATGCACAGCGCGCCGGCCACCATGAATTTCTGCCCCGTGCTGATTTCCTGCACGTTGCTGTATGCCTGGGCCACGTTGGACGTGGCCGTCTCGTTCACCGACTTGGCCGTGTCCAGCAGCTTGCCCATGCTGTCCAAGAAGCCCTTCGCGTTGATGGCCGACTGGTCAAGGTTCATCTTCAAGCCGTCGCGCGCGAGGCCGATGGCATCCGCGGTGGACTTGTAGCTGGTTTCGGTGCTGGTCTTGGCGAAGTCGAAGGCGGCATTGACCGCGCCGTTGTCCGTGACCACGTTGCCGGTGCCGTTGATGCCGACGCTGCCGCCGTCATTGACCATCCGGTTGTCGGTGTTGCTTGTGGTCGTCGTGGTCGTGCTGACGTTGGACGAAGTGTCCTCACGCTTCACGCCGTCGCCGAAAAAGCTACCCATGCTGTTTCTCCATGCGCTTGCGCATTAGTACCGCGTCGCTTCGGTAGCCCAGGCGTTGCAGCTTGCGCACCATGCCGCGCCGGCGCGTCGTGACGCGGATGGAATCCGCCTCGCGGCACTGCCATTCAATCAGCGGCATCACCTCCGCTACCAAGTCGCAATCGGCGTGACCATAGGCAAGCGCCACCTCGATTTCTGTCGCGTCAAGGTAGGTGTGGGCGATTGCCACGTACCACATCACTGGCGCGCCGTCCCGATAGACCCGGCAGAACGCCCCGTTTCGCAGGTACTCGGTGGACGGCTGCATGCCGCCGCTGGTGTCGGTCTTGCGCAGCGTGCGGCCCGAGAACGCCGCGAGAATCTCCGCGTCATGGGCATCCGTCCACGGCTCCGGGATGATCTCGATCTTCATCCCCGGCTCCGAAAATAGGCGAGCGCGATCACAGCGCCTGCAATCAGCACCATCGGGTTTTGGAGCAGGCCAAGCGCCTGTCCGGCAGTCGCCTGCACAGCGCTGGTTACGGTCGGCAGCGCCCTGGCGTCGCTGCCGCCTGTCGCCACCACCCAGCCCGATCCGTCGAAGTGCTGGTCAAACATGCCCGAGCCGGACAGCGCGGTATTGCTCGGGGCCGGGCCGCCCAGCATCTGGCCGGCCACCGAGCTTGCCGCCATGATGCCGGCCGCATACGGATTTGACGACATCAGGCCCATGCCCGCGCTGATGCCAGCCTGCCCGTACGGATCCATCAGCCCTTCTCCGCGATCAGCCAGATCAGCGCACCGGCCACCAGCAGCGGCATCATGCCGCCGCCGAACAGGGCGCGGCCCTGCACGTAGTAGGCCGGGGCCGTGCTGATGGTGGCGCCCGCCGATTGCAGCACGGCAGACGTGTTCGTGCCTTGCAGCGCGCGCACGGTCTGCACGTCGATCAGTCGCGACAGGCCCATTTTCAGCAGATCGGCGCCGGTTTGCGCCAGCGGGTTCAGGTCGCTGGCATCCGCCGCCGTGCTCACCATCGGGTCGGAGTAATACGACTGCGGTTGCACAGTGTCCCAATCGCCCATGACTTGCCCCCGATCAGAGATTGAACGGCAGGTCGATCACCTCGACATACACGTCGATGCCATCGGCAGCAGTCAGGAAGGCGTTGAACTCGAGCGCCGCGGCGTCGGCGGTCTTGAGCGCGCCGGACTGGTTATTGTCGTAGATGAAGTCCACACAGTAGTGCTTCGCCTGGGGCACCTTGCGCTGTTCCTGCTCGATGAAGCGCTGCACGCGGCTGGTGGCGTCCCACACGATCAGGCCGTTTTTCTTGACCTCGACGCGGTTGACGTTGCCTTCCGTGGTGGCGGTCCAGTCGGTGCCGCTGTAGAACATGTGCACGCGCTTGATGAGCGCGCCCCTCGCGGCGAAGTTGATGGGGAACTTGCCGGCCACGCTGGTGGAAGCCGGGAAGTACAGCAGCTTGTGGATCAGTTCGCCCGCGCCCTGGCCTTGCGGCGGCGTCAGGATCATGTAGCCGGCCAACTGCGGCGCGGTGGCGCCCGCCAGGGTGATTTCCAGATTGAGGTTGTCCGACCACGCCGTCATGTCGTAGCCGCCGACTTCCTTGCCGTCGATGCTCGGCGCGTCGCGTTCGTTGAAATCGATGGTCAGGAAGTTCGCATCGTCGTAGATGCCCTTGTACTTGTTGATGGCGTCCAGGCGCGTGCCGTTGGTGTTGAACACCGTGCGCGCGCCGATCTTCACCTTGATGTCCGTGATCATGGCCTTGGTGAAGGCCGTGCCGGCCAGCGCCAGCACCACGCGGTTGAGCGTGTTGGCGTAGCGCGGGATTTGCAGCGTGGCGACACCGGAGTTGACCACGTTCAGGAACGGCGGCAGTTGTTGGATGATGGACATGCGTTTTCCTTAGCCAGCCAGTGCGGTGGCGACGAGTTGGTCAGTCACCGGCAGCCGGCGAAGCACGTAGATGGTCAGGAGCACCAGCGCGGTGGTCTTGACAGCGGATTTGACTTCGCTCATGGCGTCAGCCCAACAGCTTCTTGATGGAGTCCGGCAGGTACTGCTTGCCGAAGTTGATGATGACCAGCGAGATAGCCGTCATGGCCACCGCCTTGCCGATTTCCTTCACGCCCATGATGGTTTCTCCCGAAAGGATGTGTGGTGCAAAAATTCGGGGATCGCCCCCGCTCAGTTCCCACTATGGGCAAGGCTGGCGGGGGCCGGCAAGCGGCGGCCGTTACGTTACGTGGTGGCCTCCGGCTCGGGCAACGAACGTACGTTACGTTCGGGCGCCGGCTTGTGGCTTCCGCGCGAATCGAGTTGCCCGACGCCGGTCTGCCCGGTCTGCATCTGGCGCTCGATGAACTGGAACACACCAGTTTCTGGGTCCGCCTTGAGGTTGCGCACGTCATCGACCGGCACGCCCAGGATGGCCGCCATCACCGCGATATCGTTCTTGTCGTTGAGGCGGCAGCAGTGAATCAGCGTGCAGTTGCCCAGGAAGGTCTTGTCGATCACGGCGGGCCGCTGTGTGACCGCAAACATGATCATGGCGCGGTGCCTGCCCTTGCGCGACAGGCGCGACCAGAACGGCGGCGCCCAGCTTGCGCTAGTCACGTCCGCCACCTCCTCGACCACCAGCACCAGCCGTTCGATCTGGTAGGCGATTTCGCAGAACAGGTCAAATTTCCACTTGTAGGTGCTCATGTCGTCGCCGGGCTGGTAGACGATGCGGAAGCCGTCTGCCGGGCTCAGCGCGGCCAGCACCTCCACCAGTTCCCGCATGTCCGTCACCACCTGTCCGAACTCGCCGTATTCGTCCTGCGGGTCCCACACCAGCAGGCGCGCCGGCTTCATGCGGCGCAAGCCGTCCTTGAGCCAGCGCGATTTTCCGCTGCCGGATGCACCGATCACGCCGATGATGCGGGCCACGTTCTGGCTACCCTGCGCGGGCGCCCTTTCCACGTTCTGTACTTCGTCCATCACTCCCCCACTGCGCGCAACCGCCCGCCGTTGTCCTGCATGTTCTCGCCCAGGTGCGACCGCGCCTGCGGCGGCACCACCACCGCCGGCGGCGCGTCGTCTACCGTACGTTCGGCCTCCTGCTGCGCCCTCCACTGCTTGTGCGCCACGTACGTGGACAGGCCCAGCGGCGCCGCGATCATCAGCAGGCCGATTTCCGGGCCGCCCATGATCCCGCCCACGTTCAAGCCGTACTTGTCGGCCACCGGCACGATGGCGCCCGACAGCGCCTTGATGGTGTCCGGCGTGTAGACGGTCGGCAGGTACGGCAGCGCGGGCGACAGCACCGCCACCACGAGAGAGATGGTCATCTCCCATTCGGCAGCCGGGTCTACCGGCGCCGGCTCGCCGGGCAGCGGCGGCAGGTCCTGTCCGGCCTGCGATTCATAGGCATGCGCCTTGCGCTTGAGCGTGTCCAGCGCGTCAAGCTCGATCAGACCTCCCATTGCATCAGCCCTCCCCCGCTCAGTTCCGTACGTTCTGGCGCGGGGTCCGTTACGTTACGTTCGTTACGTTCGGGCGCGCCGTCGCCCAGGATGAAGCGCTCTCGGATGCGTTCGTCGGCGTCGTCGGAGCGGGCGAATAGCTGGATACCGCAGGCCGGGGCGGTGCACGTCACGCACACCCGCCCGTTGCGCATCAGCGACCAGCGCGCGCCCTGCTGGCAAACCGGGCAGGTGCACTTGCTCATGGCGTCAGGCTCCCCGCGCGGCCAGCAGGCCGGCGCGCAGCACGCCGGCCACGACCTCGGCGGCGGCGGTGTTGGCGGGCATGTTCGCCATCGCCGTGATGCCGGCGGCAACCATCGCTTCCGTGGCCTCGGTCGGCGGCGCCAGTTCGGCGGCTGCGGTGTCGGCCAGCATGTCGGCCTGATGCAGGATGGCGGCGTACTTCGTCTCGCCGGTGTCGCGCACGTGGATGCGCAGGCTGGTCAGGTCGTCCACCAGCGTGTGCAGATCGGTCTTGATGGTCATTGCTGGCCCTCCCGCAGCTTGTCGATGGCGCCGGCCATGTCGCGCAGCAGTTGGCGAATGTCTGCGGGCAGCATCAGCCCGTAGAGCTTCAGCGCCTTGTCGGCGCGGTCGTAGAAAGTCTGGTCGTGCACGTGGTTCCCCTCTAGGTTGGCGCCCGGTCGGGCGCGGTTGGGGCCATTTCTGGCCCATCCATCCAGGCGGGCCGGCGCTCGCCGGTGTCCGCCGCGGTGCGCGCGCCGTTGGGGCGCGTACAGTTATTGACACGAGTCCGAGTGCTCGCGGCTGCGCCGCTGCGCTCGACCTTCGTCCATTGGTAGCGCGTCGCCGGCGCGAACACCGGCAGCGTGCGCCAGTAGGCCGCAATGCCGTCCACGACATAGACCCGCCCCACCGCCCGCACGCCCATCGGCACGCGGCGCAGCGTGAGGCCGTAACGGCCCGGCTCCATACGTTCGGCATGCGTGACCTCGATGCGCTTGCCCTCGCCGGCCACGCCGCCCATTTCGCGCGCGTACGCGGCCCAGCTTGCCGGCTTGCCCTCGATGCGCTGCGCTGCCGCCCAGGCACGGCGAATCTCCGGGCACTCGGCCTCCGCCGGCAGGTCCGCTTCCTTCACGCGGCGCAGCTCTCGCCAGACGCCCACCGGCGCCCCGCCGAACGCCTGGAATTGGCGGATGCCCCACAGCGCGGCCCATGTCTCTACGCGCTGGCTCGGCACGATCACGTCATCGCCCAGCATGTCGGCCTGCACCACGTAGCCCTCTCCGGTCTTGTGGTCGCCCACGGCGTGGCCGTCGATGTTCTTGGCGATGTACTTGGCGATGTAGCCCACAGCGGACCCGCGCGCGCGGTCGATGCGCTCGAAGCGGCAGCGGCGCCGCTGCGCGCCGGCCTCATCACCGCTGTCGCGCAGCGCGTGCGCGCGGATGACGCGGCACACATCGTTCACGCGGTCGGAGAACAGCAGGCCATGCCAGTGCGGGCACGCATCGTGGTGCGGCTCGGCCACGCGCATGCCGAAGTAGGCAATGCCCAGGCGCGCTAGCTCGGCGCGGACCCGCGCCCACACCTTGCGCAGGTAGGCTTGCGCGGCGCGCGGGTCGGCGCTCTCGTCGTACTTCGGGTTCGGCTGGAACTTGTTGCCGATCTGGCGCACGGCATGGAACCGGCTCGGGCACGTGATAGTGAACATGACGCCCGCGAAGCCGGCGGCGTCCGCCAGTTCCTCGGCGCCCTTGAGGCGCGTCATCAATTCGCCTCGACGCAGTGCCTTGTTGCTGACCGACTTCGCCGCCAGTTCCTCGAGCGTGAAGCGGTGGCCGTTCTCGTTTTCGAGCGTGATGGCGGCCAGCGTCGCGGCGTTGCGGCGGTTCTGCGCCACGCGGCGGCGCACGGCATCGTTGCTGGCGTAGGGGTCCGACCGATAGTGCACGTAGTGCAGCCGGATGTTCGAGTGCTCGAGCGCGCGGATATGCGCGGCGCGCAGCCGGCGGCGCCACCACAGTTCACAGCGCACGCGCGCCACGCGGTCGGCGGCGCCGGGAAAATCAGGCTGCTCGACGCCCTGGCGCTCGCACTCGGCCGCGCAGACTATCAGCGCGTCATCGGGGCCCAGGCCTGTCGTGCGCAGCAGCACATCGGCGGCTATCTTGCGCGCCTGCATGCAGATTTCGTAGTCGGTGGCGTCCGGGCGCACCGGCAGGCTGGCCGGCGCGTGCTCCGCGAGGAAGGCGGCGACGGCGCCGGCGGCGGCGCCCAGGTCGAACATGTGCGGCGCACCGCGCTGGATTGCGCTGTCCCGGCCTGCCTTGTCTGCGGCCTTCAACGCGCGGTTGTACCAGCGCATCGGCACCCGCGCGCGCGCCTCCGCAAGCTCGGGGAGGCCCGGCAAGGCGGTGGCGGCGTCGCGCAGGTATCCCCACATGGATCAGTACCAGCGCTGGGTCTTGATCGCGCTGCGGTGCGTCGCCAGCACGGCGCGCGCCTGTTCCAACGCCTCGATGGCGCGCGCGTCGCCCTCCGCGCTGCGCTTGCCGATCGGCCCCACGCTGGCCGGTCGGTGCGAGGCATGCGCGCCCTCGCGCGTGCTGCCCGGCAGGTAGGCCACGTCTTCCGTGTAGCCGGCCATGCTCAGGCCCCCAGCCAATGAAAAAAGCGCGCGGCCAGCACGGCGGCGCGCGAGGGACGGCGGAAGTACGGTCCGTCGATGGTGAAGCCGCCCAGGGCGGTGCGGTGGACGCGGGCAGGCTTCATTGCGCGATCACCTTGCGGATTTCTTCGCGCAGTTCTTTCAGCGTTTCCCTCCCGATCAGCAGGCCCTCAACGATCGCTTCCAGGTACCCGAGCTTCTCCGGCCAATTCCCACTTCCGCTACGGGCGAATCCCTTCACCTTGGCTTCCAGATACGCATCGATCTGGTCGGTACTGATCCTGGAATTTTGTAACGACATGTCACACCCCTTTGCCCCCTACCCTGTTGCGGAAGCCCCCCTTTGGGGGAGGCGCGCCGCCTGCCGGCGGATCAGGCACGGCCCTGGCGGGTAGGGTTTCCAGGCGGCGGCGCGTCTGGAACGGAATATAGTCACGTGCTTTGGACTAGTCAAGCAATTGTGACTGTCCAAGTCATATGACCTTGACAGTCAGCCGCAACTGACTATGCTGCGAAGCGGGTAGAACTTATGGGGTAGTGATGAAAACGACTCTTGATTACGTGGACGCCGTGAAGATCAAACACGATCTGCCGTCCGACTACGCGCTTGCCAAGCTGCTGGGTGTCTCGAAACAGGCCGTGAGCAATTACCGCTTGGGCAAGGGCGGCTTTGACGATTTGACCGCTGTACGTGTCGCTGAACTGCTCGACCTGAATCCGATGGAAGTGATTGCCGTCGCGAACCGCGAGCGTGCCAAGAGCGAGGACGCCCGCCGCGTATGGACCGGCCTGTTCGACCGCTTCGCCGCAAATTTTGAAGGCCTGCTAGGCATGATGGGACAGCGCCCCGCCTTGCGCGCGGCGTAG